TGCATACATTGATACAGAATTTACTAAAAGAGATGAAGGGCATTGGTTTAAGAGCAAAGGGGTTCCCACTTATATTACTGGCACTCACTATATGTACTTGCAGTGGACCAAGATTGATGTTGGGAGACCAGATTTTAGGGAAGCAAACAGATTATTCTTTATTCACTGGGAAGCTTGCAAAGCAGATAAAAGATGCTACGGAATGTGTTATCTTAAAAACAGACGTTCAGGATTTTCATTTATGGCATCCGGAGAGACCGTTAACTTGGCTACTATATCTTCCGATGCAAGATACGGTATATTATCAAAGTCAGGATCTGATGCGAAGAAAATGTTTACAGATAAAGTTGTACCAATATCAATTAACTACCCGTTCTTTTTTAGACCTATACAAGACGGTATGGACAGACCGAAAACAGAACTTGCATACAGAGTACCAGCTTCAAAATTTACTCGTAAAAGATTTGAGTCTAAGGACAAAACTCAAGAGATAGCTGGATTAGATACAACTATTGACTGGAAGAATACAGGAGATAACAGTTATGATGGTGAAAAGCTTGCGCTGCTAGTGCATGACGAAGCAGGCAAATGGGAACGTCCAGAAAACATTCTTAACAACTGGCGAGTTACAAAAACTACGCTTAGATTAGGTTCAAGAATAATTGGTAAGTGTATGATGGGTTCAACATCAAACGCTTTAGACAAAGGGGGAGAGAATTTTAAAAAACTATATAATAATTCAGATGTTACGAAACGGAATAAAAATGGACAGACTCGCTCGGGATTATATTCTTTGTTCATACCTATGGAATGGAATTTCGAAGGATTCATCGATTCTTATGGAATACCTGTCTTTAACACACCGGAAGAGCCTATCAAAGACAACCAGGGAGATACTATCGACGTCGGGGTTATTGAACATTGGGAGAACGAAGTAGAAGGTTTAAAGGGGGACCAAGACGGTTTAAATGAATTTTATAGACAGTTCCCGCGTACAGAGGAGCACGCGTTCAGAGATGAAACTAAAAATAGTATATTCAACTTAGCAAAGATATATGAGCAGGTTGATTTTAATGAAGAAGCGAAGTATAGTGCTTTGGTAACGCGAGGAAGCTTTCAATGGCAAAACGGTGTTAAAGATACAAAAGTAGAATTTACACCAAATCTCAGTGGAAGATTTAATGTTAGCTGGGTTCCACCCGTTCATTTACAAAATAAAGTAATAACTAAGAATGGTGTTAAATATCCCGGTAATGAGCATAGCGGTGCATTCGGTTGTGACAGTTATGACATATCAGGAACAACTGATGGCAAAGGATCTAAAGGGGCGTTACACGGATTAACAAAGTTTAGTATGGAAGAAATTCCAGCTAATATGTTTTTTCTTGAATATATAGCTAGGCCACAAACAGCAGAAATGTTTTTTGAAGATATATTGATGGCATTGCATTTTTACGGTATGCCAATACTTGCTGAAAACAACAAACCTAGATTATTATATTATTTAAAAAGAAGAGGATACAGGGGATATTCTATGAATAGACCTGATAAAAAATGGAATAAGTTATCGGTTACCGAAAAAGAAATTGGAGGCATACCGAATTCAAGTGAAGATATTAGACAAGCACATGCTTCAGCGATAGAGAGTTACATAAATAAATATGTTGGTGAATTAGAGGGCGGCAATTACGGTGACCTATATTTTTCAGAAACATTAAATGACTGGGCTAAGTTTGATATAAATAAAAGAACAAAATTTGATGCAGCAATCAGTTCAGGATTAGCTATTATGGCATGTAATAAACATTTATATGTGCCTAATCAAACACGTAAAATAAAAAGTAACGTTAATTTTAGTTTATCTAAATATAACAATAATGGAAATTTTTCAAAAATAATACAATAGATGGCAAAAGTATCACCAAGAGGTATTTTTCCGAGTCAAGCAGTAAGCGACACAGAAAAAAGAAGTACAGAGTACGGACTTGAAATCGCTAAAGCTGTAGAGTCAGAATGGTTCAAAAAAGATTCCGGAGGATCTCGCTATTTCTCAAATAGAGATAATTATCATAATCTTAGATTATACGCAAGAGGGGAGCAAAGCATTAAGAAATACAAAGATGAATTATCCATTAATGGTGATTTGTCCTATTTAAATTTAGATTGGAAACCGGTACCTATTATTCCAAAGTTTGTGGATATAGTTGTAAACGGTATCGCTGAAAGAGCGTATGGATTAAAAGCTTTTTCTGTAGACCCTATTGCTAGTAAAAAAAGAACAGATTACGTCGATGGAATGTTAAATGATATGCATGCAGCCGACTTCGCTGAAGAAATTGAAAAGGCGTTAGGCGTTAACACATTAAATAATCCAAAAGAGGAGTTGCCGGAAACAGAGGATGAACTTAATTTGCATATGCAATTAAACTATAAACAATCTATAGAATTAGCCCAAGAGCAGGCTATAGATAATGTTTTCAATTTAAATAAATATGATTTATTAAAGAAAAGATTAGATTACGATATTGCTGTGCTTGGGATAGGTTGTGTTAAAAATAGTTTTAATACAGCAGAGGGTATTAAATTGGATTATGTAGACCCATCCGATATTATATATTCTTACACAGATTCGCCGTACTTTGATGATTTATATTATGTTGGAGAAGTCCGAAGAATTACTTTAGTAGAGTTGAAAAAACAATTTCCTGATTTAACAACAGAAGATATAGAAGAGATTGAGGGCAAAGGCAATAGTTCTTTACTGTATAATCAAGCTGGCGTGAATTCGTCAGATAAAAACTTTGTATATGTATTGTATTTTGAATATAAAACATTTGAAAACCAAGTATACAAAATAAAAGAAACAACATCCGGAGCTGATAAAGCTATTAAAAAAGACGATAAATTTAATCCGCCTAAGGATTCAAGAGCTAGATTTCAGAAAGTAAATAGATCTATTGAATGCTTATATGAAGGCGCTAAAATTGTTGGGCACGATAAATTATTAAAATGGCAAAAAGCTGTTAATATGACAAGGCCTAAGTCTGATATAACTAAAGTGCAGATGAGCTACAACATCGTAGCCCCTAGAATATATAAAGGTAAAACAGAATCGTTAGTTAGCAGAATGACATCATTCGCTGATATGATTCAAATAACACATTTAAAATTACAACAAGTATTGTCGAGAATGGTTCCTGACGGGGTTTATTTAGATGCAGATGGTTTAGCGGAAGTTGATTTGGGCAATGGAACAAATTACAACCCGCAAGAAGCTTTAAACATGTATTTCCAAACAGGTTCTGTTATAGGTAGATCTATGACGCAAGATGGTGATTTTAATAATGGCAAAATACCAATACAAGAGTTGCGAACAGGATCAGGGGGAACTAAAATACAAAGCTTAATACAATCTTACAACTATTATTTACAAATGATGAGGGATGTTACAGGGTTGAATGAAGCAAGGGATGGTAGTACACCTGATAGAAACGCTTTAGTTGGTTTACAAAAATTAGCTGCTGCTAATAGTAATACAGCAACAAGACATATATTGCAAGCTGGATTATATTTAAGTTTAAAAACCGCAGAAGCAATATCATTAAGAATATCAGATATATTAGAATTTTCTAATACTAAAAATTCGTTTATTCAATCTTTAGGTAAAATTGATGTTGCTACTTTAACGGAAATAAAAGAATTGCATATACATGATTTTGGTATATTTTTAGAATTATCTCCAGATGAAGAAGAAAAACAATTGTTAGAAAATAACATACAAATGGCCATGTCTCAAAAGCAAATTGAATTAGAAGATGCTATCGATGTCCGTGAAATAAGAAACTTGAGATTAGCTAATCAATTACTAAAATTAAGAAGAAAGCAAAAATTTGAAAGAGACAGACAAATGCAAATGGAAAACATCCAAGCGCAATCTCAAGCTAACGCTCAGTCAGCTCAAGCAGGAGCCGCCGCAGAAATACAAAAACAGCAAGGTATTGCAGAAAGCAAAGTTCAAATCGCACAAGCACAATCTCAATTTGACATTGCAAAACTCGAAAGAGAAGCGCAAATTAAAAAAGAATTAATGGAGTTTGAGTTTCAACTTAACATGAGACTTAAGGAGCAGGACAATCAGGTGATTAACAATAAAGAGAAGTATAAAGAAGATCGTAAAGACAAAAGAACAAAAATACAAGCTTCACAGCAAAGTGAACTTATAGACCAGAGAAAATCTGGTAAACCACCAAAAAACTTTGAATCTGCAGGATTTGATAGTTTAGGTGGATTTGGATTAGAGCAATTTGATCCTAGATAAATTTTTAACAATTATATTTTATTATGTCAGAAAACATTAAAGTTGAGGCTTTAGACGTTGAAGAAAAGTCTATTGCCGAAAAAGAAGCAGAGGTGCAAAAAATACCAACTAATGAACAGGGTGATTACACTGTAAATTTAGGCAAAGTTAACAATCAAAAAGAAGAACAAGATGCCGTTCAAGAACAAAGCTCAGAAGATGGCGTGTTACGCGGAAGCAGCGAAGATGAAAAAAATGGGGAAGAAGCCGAAGTGGAACTGCAAGAAGTACAACAAGAAAAAGTAGAAGAACCTGTAATTGAAGAAATTACAGAAGAAGAAAAAACTCCGGTTGAAAATAATACAGGGGGAGAACCTTTAGTAGAAGATAAACAGCCAGAGCAAATTAAGGAACCAGAAATAAATTTACCAGAAGGAATACAAGATCTAGTTAAGTTTATGGAAGAAACTGGTGGTAGTATTGAAGATTACAGTAGACTAAACGCTGATTACTCAAATGTAGATGAAAATACTTTACTAAGAGAATACTACAAACAAACAAAACCTCATTTAAGTTATGATGAAGTATCGTTTTTATTAGACGATAAATTTTCATTTGACGAAGAAATTGATGAGGAGAGAGACATTAAAAGAAAAAAACTTGCTCTCAAAGAGGAAGTCGCAAATGCCAATAAGTTTTTAAATGAAACTAAGGAGAAATATTACAAAGAGGTCAAGTTGGGCTCTAAGTTAGCTCCTGAACAGCAAAAAGCTATTGATTTTTTCGACAGATACAATAAAGAGCAACAATCGGCTGAAGAATTATTAAAGCAGCAAACACAACATTTTCAACAACAAACTAGTAAAGTTTTCAATCAAGAATTTAAAGGTTTTAATTTTGACGTAGGAGACAAGAAATACAGGTTTAATGTTAAAGATGTAAATAAAGTAAAAGAAACTCAAAGTGATTTATTGAATGTTTTCAATAAATATGTCGGTGACAATAAAATGTTACAAGACGCTGGAGGTTACCATAAAGCTTTATTTGCCGCTTCAAATCCCGACAAAATAGCCAACCATTTTTATGAACAAGGTAAAGCTGATGCAATTAAACAATTAAGCGCAGAAGCTAAAAACATCAACATGGATCCTAGGAAAACATCTAGCGGATATGTTGAAGCCGGAGGCATTAAAGTAAAAGCTATTTCTGGGGACGATGATTCTAAGCTAAAATTTAAACTTAAGAATTATTAATTAACAAAAAAAAAATTAAAATGGCGAATAACAATGCATTTGCTGGCCCATTAGCTGGCAGTATTTTAACTCCAGCAGCGTCAAAAATGACGACTGCAGGATCTTACTTAGACATTCAAAACGACGGATGGGCTAAACAATATCTACCTGAGCTTTACGAAAGTGAAGTACAGAGATACGGGAACAGAACTATTTCTGGATTCCTTTCACAAATTAGTGCAGAAATGCCA